CTTCTGGTGAAACTAATTCCATAGCTGGTGTACCAGCATCTCCTTCAGGAAACCAAATTTGTTTATTGTAAGGTAAGTGTTTAGCTCCGTTAATACTTAAAGTACCTAATGTATCATCCCATTCCACTTCTTCAGAATAGTCATTAATTAACTGACCAATTTGTTCTTCAGCTCTTTGTCTTGATAAACCTTTAATAGGAATAGTAAATTTTTGATAAACGGTTGCGTTAATAATGTTAAACATAACTCTTGTTTGTTCAAGAATCTTTAATTGATTATATGGTTTAATTAAACCTTCAACATAAGATGTTTCCGAATAATCATTTTGTGTTGAATATGAGATATAAACTATCTGAGAATCTAAGAATATTCTTCTCAATTGAGGATCTTCTGGGAACTGAATCCATAAGTGACCAATAGATGGTTCAAAAGCAGGTACCAAAGTATCTGGTCTTAATCTATTAAAACTAATGATATTTTTCTTTTTATCATCATAAATAATTTCAAGTGCTAAATAACCATCAATTAAAAAGTCTCTCATCATATTCCAAGCTGTGATACTATCACCGAATCCAAACTTATTATAAATCTTTTCAAAATACTCTTGGTATTTATCTTTTACTTCTTGTGGATACTCATTTGATAATGATTTTGGAGAACAAAAGTCTCTATCATCATTATAAACGATACTCTCATCAGCAATCGAACTGACAAAGTCTCTAATCTCATCTTTAATAGAATACTCTCTAAGAATTCTTCTTTTATCACCATAAGCTTTATCTAAATAAGGAATTGATTTTCTATTTAATACAGAGGCAACAGCTCTTTGAGAGAAGAAATCATACATTGAGTTACCTTTAGCAGCATATGGATCTTCATTAATACCAATACCCACTTGATTTCTAATAATCATATCATCATAATTCATACCATATGATGATAAACTTCTTAAAATTCTATTAAAAAGTCCTTTATTCTCAACTGCGCTATTTGTATAAGCAAAATTTGAATTTGATGTGTCTTGATTAGATTGATTATAAGAAGCCATTAATATTTTAATAAATTTATATTATATATTAAAATCAAGGAGTCCCTCCAAACATTGTCAATATTGAATTACAAATAGAAAGTTCTAAAAACAACTTTCAAATCTGTTGATTTTATTTTATTTTCAACAAAAAATGGTTGAAAATCGTCTTGATTTTGAGAGATTGTTTGTACTAATTTTTGAAATTTCATAGCAGATTTTTTATCTAAAAACTTGTTACCTTCCATCCAAACAACATCACCAGTTTCAGGATCAATAACAGAATCTATTCTATGTGTATTATTACCCGAAGTAAAGATAGTTCTCATCAGCCAAGCTCCACCAGATTTAAATAAACTCATTTCATGAAATTTAGCTTCTGGAAAAAGTCTAACACCACCAACTAAAATTCCAAAAGTCATTCCATCTATTTCTCGTCTAGACATATCAATAGCATGTGATCTTAACTCTTTAGCTTTATCAGATTGACCAAAGTCATCTAATTTATCAGCAGCACTGGTATATGTTGAGTAATCTAATTCTTCAAATTTTCTGATGTGTTTCATAATACTTTTTAATTTTATAATTATATATATTAATTATTTATTACCATATTTTTTCTGATTATTCTGAATTCTTTGTATATGTTTTTTCAATACAACATATTTCTCAGAAATCTCACCTCTAATATCATAGAAGTCTTCCATAGAAGAATTCATTATTTCTTGATTTCTCTTATCCTTATCTTTTAGTTTAACCTGCCATATGTCAAACAATTTACCTGGATCATATTTGTTTTTAGGATGTCCGGATATCAGAAATCTAGGAACCAAACTCATATCAATTCTATGTACTAATTTAATTAGTCTAACATCATACTCAACAATAGAATATTCAAATCCAAACTTTATAAGTTCAGCATACATACCCTCGTAACTAACTTTTAGTGGTCTATTCTGGTCTAAATCTTCTTCCGTGATAAATTTATCAAAAAGATAAGCTCTTACTTCAAGTGGTATAAAATTGAAATTAACGCCAAATACTATTATTTGATTTCCTATCTTTTTATAATTTGTAACAAAAATAGGTGACCACTTCATCCAATTAGAACTATCAAGGTAATGTAAGTGAAAAAACATACCAGGTATTAAATCCTTGACATCAATAGCAAAAACATCTTTATCCGATTTTTGATACTTATCATAAAAATATAAAGAGTTATTTTTAAAATTATCAGCTAATCCATCTCCATCAACTAACATTCTAAGACCTATTCTATCGACTAATTCACCCATGAATTCAATTTTCTTTTATATATAAAGAAAACTATTATTGATTATGTTAAATTCAAAACCAAATAACTCTAATTATAACCAAGGAAATTATATACCTAAGAATAAAGACAAAGTAATTAAACTAAATACACAAGGTGGTGTTTATTTCAGAAGTTCCTGGGAAAAGAAAATTATGTATTGGTTAGACATGAAATCAGAAATTATAAAATGGGGAGCAGAATGTTTACAAATACCATATCAAATGACACACTTTGACAATGGTGATACAAAAGTCAAAAGTCATATATACCACGTTGATTTTTACTATGAAATGAGAGTTAATGGTGAATTAAAACAAATAGTAGCCGAAGTTAAACCAATGAAAGAGTATAAAATGGTTCAAGCTTTAAATGAAGGAAGATTAGAAGTACCTGATAAAGGAACTAAGAAACTAAAAAACTTTGAGTACGACTTAAAAATGGCTTATAAAAATAAACAAAAGTGGGAAACCGTAATTGAATGGTGTAATAAAAAAGGATATACCTTTATCATTATAACCGAAGATCACCTTAAGAAATTTAATGTATAAGACTATAAATAAATATCATCAATATAAAGATGATAGAAATACTAGGTAGTATATTATCCCAAACAGCATACAATTTTTTATTAATATGATAAAAGGGAAATTTAATAAGGTTTAAAGTAAGTAAAAATATAAATAAATATCTTTGAGAAGACCACAAACCTATAATCATCCAAATAGAAAATAAAAATTCAGTAAGGTAATAAACTAAGTCTATTTTTTTAATTGACATTATATCTTTATTTCTAAAGTTTAAGTCTAATCTTTGTTTGTTAAAGACAAGAAATATCTTAGTCCATATAAAAACTAAAAGAAAATAATAAAAAAAAGTAATCATATCGTTTCTGTGTTATAGATTATATCTTCAAATTTTATAAGGTTTTGAAACTCAACCTCAGATATCTTCACAGATTTTGAATCATTTACTAAATTATAAATACTATCAGTTACAAATACTTCAATTCCTTCACCAACAATACTATCGTATTCATTTGGAATATCCGAATCCTCTCTATTAGAATAGATATCTGAAATAAATTTCAGTCTATCACCTTCAGTAAGATGAATTGAACACCCATTACTAAATACACCATCATTTTGATTTGATTCTTCCCAAAGTTGTAAAATAACCTTATTCATTTTTATAAATTTATAGACATTTTATAAACAATTATTAAAAAGTTTCATAATATTTAACAAAATTCATTAAATATTTTTTTAATTTTTTCTTTTCGTCTTTTCTGTCTTGAAGTAAATATAGTCATAGATGCCATTCCAAATCCTGGATTCATAACTATATCAAATGTTTTTAGATTGATAGTAGATACAGTACCGGTACTAGAGTGAGTGGAGTCCCATACCATCATTTGATCCCTCGATTGATAACAATTTAATTAAATTATCATTGTCACCTTTTTTCTTATACAACTCATTAAATCCTTTAGCAATTCCTCTTTTAAAGACTTCAGTGAAATAAGCGAATGCGTTTACTGATTTATCTTCATTGAAATTATACCAGTTTTGAAACATATCAAGTAGACCTGATTGGTAACAATCTAATTTATCATCATTAGACCAGTATCTCATTTTTTTAATTGTTTTCTTTGCTAGTAGCTCTAACATTTTCTCAGCATTTCTTGTGAGTTTTCCTTGAGCTTTTGATATGATTACCTCAATGTAAAGGTCTTTGTTGTTTAGATACATTCATATTCATTATTTTTTAAGGTTTTAAACCTTTCATGTTATATATATTTTTTATAAAAAGTTTTAAAATAAAAAAATCCTCAAATAAATTTGAGGATTTTTTAATATGTTTTGAGATTACACTCTAACTCTTTCGTTATATTGTAATTCTTTAGTTGCATTTAATTCAGTGTTTAAAACATCTCTTCTTTTTTCTAAGTTTTTAAGAGCTGTTGCTAAAACTACTGATTCACCAATCATTTGGATAGAACCTTTAACTTTCTCAATGTTAAATTGAACATCTTCTAATTTAAGAGTAATTTCTCTTTCTTTATCTTCAAGTTTTCTTTTAACGATTAATTCTTTATCTAATCTATTTTCGTAGAAATAT